TCCTCGTTGAAAATAGCCTCCATCGGCTTCGTCAGAATTGGCGTTCCCATCTTGTTTGTGAAGCTGACGATAGCAAAGTTTGCGGCGCAGCCTGTCAAACTGAAAGGGCGGTGGTTCTTGTAGAAGTAGACGTTGAACATCAGGTCTTGCGTCTCGCCGCCAACAAAGTCGATGGTAGGCAATGTATATGGGGTAAGCATAGCCACACCGGGCATATACATCACCTGCCTTTCTTCATGTTATTCGCCCTTTGCCTTCTCCGTTGCCTTCTGAACGATATCGGCGCCGTCCAACATCCCAAGGACTTCCTCGATAACGTTGATACTGCCGCTCAGATTGGCGAGGTTCTGCTTCCCGCTCACGGGGATAGTGTTCAGCGCATTGGCTGCGGCAATCAGCCGCTGCATAATTTCGTCTTTCATGTTCAATCTCCTTTAACTCATAAAATTCAACTTTGATTCAAGCTCTACAATCCGGCTGTTGAGTTCGTCAACAGTGCGGTAGAGCTTTTGAATCATAAAGGTGTTCAGTGCAATGAAGTTCTCGTACCGCAGGTAGCACTGGTCTTCATACTCCCCATGCACATCGTTCAGCCCGGCGGAACGGACGAATCCGGCAAAGTCGCTTGTGCTCATACCGGAATCCAGCAAAGCCCGCTCAACATCCTGGGCGACAAATCCAAGGTGGAACCTGCCGCTGTGGCCGTTATTCATGCGGTAGGGCGTGGGTTTCAGCCCAAGGAAGAACGAGCTGTACCTGTCCATGTCATAGGTGATGCTGTTCTTGATTCTGCGGTCGGAACCTCTCGCCATTTCCTCGCTGGAATAGCACCCATTCGCAGTGACAAAAATGTCGTTGCCGCCTGCGGTCATACGAGTGCCGCCATTTGTGGCGATAACATAGTTATTGGGGTCGGAACCATACATCATGGAGCCATATGTATAACGAATACCATCGTTCCCTCTCGCACAGCAGAAACCGCCGTAGCTGTTGCTAAGCGTAACCTGGGTGGCGTCAATGGTGCCCGCTCGAATATAGTTTGCGTTGATGTACAGCCGGTTGTTGGTGGAGTCACTAAAGATGCCGAACATAGTTCCGCCGTTTGTCAGGATATTGAAGATATCCCGGTCGGTCACAGCCATGTTCATTGCTTCCTGAATGGCGTCCCACGCAAGGTCATACGCCTGGTCTGCGTAGCTATACGCAGAGTTAGCACGGTTATAGGCATCGTTCGCATAGCTATATGCAGAGTTCTGCCACACGTTGGACTCCGAGACATTCGCCCAGTTGATGGAGGAGCCCCATGCCATGGTGATGCTACCTTTGACCGACACATTCCCGTTCCTGTCCACAACAAAATTTCCGTTGCCCACGTTCAGACCATTCAGGTTCAGGTAATCCGCTGTGAACTCATAGTTGCCGTTCATCATGGAGTTGCCGTATCTGTCCTGGAACGATGCGCCGGATACCACGCCTTTGAATGTACCATTTTTGGCAAAGATATCGCCGTTCTTCTTCACCCAGAACGGAGCACTTGCTGGATTGGTTGCCCCACACCAGAAAGCGTACAAAGAATTGTTGTTGGTGCCGGAGCCGTTCATGGCGACATAGTTGCTTCCGCTCCCTGCATACAGGTAGTCATCCGCAATCGTAAACCCGCCAATCTTGCCAGAAGTAGCCTTCACCGCTCCACGGAAGTAGGCGCTGCCATCCCGAATATCCAGAAAGAAATTGGAGTTTACCGGCATACCATCGGAGTCAAACGTGATGTTCCCGCTGCTGTTGATAAAGGATGGAGTGACGGTCGTACCGCTGGTGGTGAAAAGGTTACCTTTTCCGGCCACAATTCCATAGTCCGGGTCGAGGATAATCTTGCCGCCGGTAACAGCACGGGCAGAGAACGCCGATGCGTTCCCACTTTGGAGGATGAATGTGGCGTTATAGAGCCAAGCCCCGGTCGCATCGACACGGAACTGCATAACCCCTCGGTCATTGGTGTTCTCAATGATGAGGTTGTTGCCCACAATCAGCTTGCCTCCAATGACCTCCGCATTTACCCCGAAGTATTCTCCAATCTCAGGGGAGGCGAAGTGCCCAATAGCCAGCTTGCAGGTGCCCCAGTTGTCATCCGACATGGCAATCATGCTGTCCACAATACGGATTTGATACTTGGAGTCCCCGCCCACATGGATACCAGCGCCGTTGATGATAACGCTCTGATTGGCGGCGGCCAGAATGGTGTTCTTGGCGGCGTCCAGCGAATCAGACATGAACTTCGACACCATAGACGCCTGCCCAACGGTCTGGTTGTAGATGTACTTGCTTGCGTCAAAGCTCCGGCTTGTGGAGTAGCTGGACTCAATCATATCCTTCAAGGTATTCACGTTGTCATGACGCTTAAACCTATTGGAAAATACGATTGAAAACTGGTTCCGCTCCTCGAAGTCAAGCTCGAACTCAATGATATACGGGGTAATCGTGTATTTCCCCCGCCTGCCGCCCACGTTCAGGTATACACCCTTGCCAAGCTCCAGTTGGTTTCGGAAGGGTGCAAACTCCTGCGCAAAAATGAAGTTTGCGGAATCAACCGAGAACTCATAGGTCGGCGTTGCAACATCGTCGAGCGTATCCACCGCCCACTCATACAGCTCCATCTCGACCGAATACCGCTGATAGTCGCTGACATTCGCCGTTAAATACATAGAACCGGACGCATTGAAGCTGAGGGCTGTCCCCTCGTCTGTCGTGATGTAGATATCCTCTCCCAGGTCTGTCGGGTATCTCGTGGTCGTGGGGCTAACATTGGTCGAAAAGCCGGACAATGTCCCGGACATCGTGACCATGCCGCTTGCCGCCGTTTTGTTGTTCACACGAAGCGTCCCTGCATAGAAGCTCAGAACATAGCTGTTCCCGCCTACTTCGAGCGTACCACGGATGATGTCGCCAGAGATAGCGTTAGAACCGGATAGAGAGAACGTGCCGCCGGACATCGTATACATCCTCTTGCCAAATTGGGCGCTCAGGTCGATGCCGGAGATAGCCGAGCCGGATACGGCCAGCCTGTTGTTTGACAGGGGATAGGACTGCCCGGAAACTGTGGTATCCACATCCGTCGCAACAAATGTGTCCTCCGTGATGTCCTGCTCAATGAAAAAATTAGAGAGCTCCCGATATTCAGCCTCTGTGAAATAGTTGGAGATGGAGAGTTCGTTTGCGATGGCCTGAATTTGCCCCGCATAGGAAGATGGAACAGTCGGGTCAAGCTCCCGCTCAATAGAAGCGATGGTACTCTCCTGTGCCCTGACCTCGCTGGTTTTGGCGGCAATTTTTCTGTTGATGTCGTCCAGCAGAGATTGCTGGTATGTCTTTCCTGCAGACGTGATTTCCATAGCGTGCGCCTGGATAGTCACGCTCTGCTGAGCGGTCAGTGTTTCAAGCTCGCCCTTCAAATCGGCAAGCGCGGCCTGGGCGGTCATCAGCCTTGCGGTTGCAGACGCACGAAGGCCGGTCAGGCCACGGTAGTATTCCTGCCGGTTCAGAATACTTCGCTGCCACGATACCCACTTGGAGGCCAGAGGCTCCCGAATGTCCCCGTTGGCAATAAAGTACGACAGGTCGTAAATCCAGTTGGTTCCAATGGGGTTCACATTGCGGATACTTAGCTCATCCGAACCATAAGGCCGAATCGCCGTGACCAGCTCGTCACTCTTCTCCTCGATGCCAAGAGACTCAATCAGGTTGTCAAAGTCCAGATAGATGGGCAGCGTGGGCCGCTCTTCGTCTACATCGTAAACATTGATGGTCTTCTTGTAGGTGTCGAATACAAACACACACCGGTACTTTTCGGGGGCGTGGTTGTACATAAACGAGAGCAGATAGTCATCGTACTGGTCGAATGTTCGGTACTTACCAATCAGAGACGGGGAGACGTACCCGACGCTCCACCCGATAGCCACCTCCAGAATCCGGCCAAGCACGGTATCGGTTTGGGAGCCGGGGTTCCAGAAGTTGAATGTGCCTTCTTCCAGAAACAGCTTCTTACTCTCCAAGGTCTTCTCATAAGAGTAGCCCTTGACGTGCTTGACCTCCATGATGCCGTCGGCTTCGGTCTCCGGGTTCATCGTCTCGTACACACCGTAACACTTGGTGTAGACTTGTTTGTACCCTGTCACATCGTCATAGAGTGGGTTCGGTTCGCCGTCGATAACCGCAGGAATATCGAAAGAGATTTCGCTGGGTTCGGAGAACTTGATGTTCAGCTTGAGATTGTGGACGCCGGGGATGATACCGACCATCTTGTCGCCAAGGGTTTTCAGCACAAGCTGGGGCGTCTCCGGCAGACCATTAACGTCAAACTCCAGTTTGGAGTAATCAAGATACATTTCGTCCCCCCTTTTACCCTGCGACGTTATACAGCAACCGGCCAGAGATAATCAGCGGCCCCTTCCCGGTCACGGTCAGGTTGTTATCTCCGTGAACAAACCGGAAGAAATTCAGATTGAATCCGTCATACAGATTGACATTAGACGTGGTATCCTGGATGATGCCATTGTCGTTGTCAATCACCGCCGTAATGGACGATGGGATTCCAGTCAACTTGAACTCCCGGTCGTTGTCGTTGTGGTTTACAATACTCAAAGTACCGCCGGAAGTGGGCACATAGGTAAGTATTGGCTTGACATACTCCCGGACGGAGCTGTCGTTTCGGAACAGGATGTCTGCCGTTCCATTGATATCATACCTGTATTCAAACGGAAATCCGTAAGCATACGGGCAGTCACACACAACCGTTGCCTCAAACGCATAGGGAATCCATCCGTCTGTGATGGGCTGCAACTGTGTGATAAGGCATCTGAATTGCACCCGCTCCAAGTCGGGTTGGTCGATAGAGAGCCATTGGTAATCCTGATGGCCGGTCAGCCAAAAGGCGATGTTCTCCATCTCATATCTGTCCAGCGGTTCCAGCGACCCGAACACCAACTTGAATTGTAGCGGGGAGCTGTGATAGTTGACGCCATAGTGGATGGGCCGGATACGGTTGTTCGTTCGGGTCTCAACAATTTTTGCGATATTCCCAAACGGGACATCGCTCTGCGTATGACTGCCGATGTCGTAAATCATCAGACCGTACATGAGCGAAGATTCGCCCGCAAAAGAAAACTCATAACTATTGAACAGCTTCCTCACTTCCTCTCCGTTTGAAATAGCGTAGAGGGAGGCTCTTGCGGCCTCCCTCTAAACGCTTATCGTTTGATGTTGAGCTGGTCAAGCAGCTCGTTGGCCTGCTGCCGGGTGATGGCACGGTGCTTCTCCACGGTCTCCTCATTGGTGCCGGTGATATAGGTGTCACCGAACTCAATACGAATCTCGTGGTTGTCAGAGATGTTGGCCGGAACATCGGCCTTTGCATCTGTCAAGCCGCCAGTGCCCGCCAGAGTCTGCCGCATATCTGTGGACTTCATCAGTTCCGCGAACTTATCCGACAGCGTAGTGGCAAACTCGACCAGCCGGTACAACCCCTTCTCCTTCTGCTCATCCAGCACAGCTTCGCCCTTTTCGAGCACTGCCATGATTTCATTCTGCTTTAGGGTGGGGTTATCGCCAGCAATACCGCCCTTGTGGTAGATGTACTTGCGGTACTTATCGTAGAGCAGTTGACTGGAACCGTCCATATACCAAGTGCCGTTGTCACGGTGGGTCTTGACGCCATACTGGGAAAGCATCGTGCCGAGCTGCAAGTTACGGTTATCAAGCCATTTCTTGCGCTCCTGGGTGGCTGTGTGATGCTCTTGGCTGTTGGCGTACATCTCCTTGATAATGGCGTGGATAGAGTCCTCGCTGGAGCTGGAGCTGTGATTGCCGGTGGTGCCGACGACCCTGTTGTTGGTGGTTCCGCCAGTGCTGGTAGTGCCACCACTGGTGGAGGCTGCGATATCAGCGTCGATGTTGTTGAGTGCGGAGACGTAGCTGCCATACCGCTGTGCAGCAGCTAAACAATTTTCCCATGCAGTAGTGATTTCAGAGTTGAGCACAGAACCATATTCTGTGTTCCATGCAATCAGCTCGTCATACAGCGTGTTCCAATGCTCCTCAATATAGGCAATGGCCATGTCATACAGCTTCTGATAGCTGCTGATGGTCTCCTCCAAAGCCTTAATCTCGGC